CTAGGGATCTCGCATGCGGCATTCAATGACGCTGCCGAAAACATCCGGGTGAATGAGTTCTACACGCCGCACCCGTCCTCCAAGAAACCCGGAGCCGTCAATCCATCAGCCTCGACCGCAGCGCCGAAACCGAAACCGGCGGCAGCACCAGCGGCCACTGCACCGGCAGCACCGGCAACGAATCTCCGCCAAGCAATGCCAGATGTCGGGCCGGGAGGAATCAAGCTCACCCCGCAGATTGCCACCAACACGCCAGGAGAAGCGCCGCTCGTCAACGGCCAGCGGATCAACAGACTGACCGGCAAGCCGATGGGATGGCTGCCGGGTGATCCTTCACCGCCGCCGCCAGCGGCACCAGCACCGCCGATTGCTCCCGCGCCTCCATCCTACGTTCCGCCCGCGTTGCAAAGTTCATTCTTCCCGCAGACGACACCGCCGCCAGCGCCAGCACCGCCTGTCCAGACAGTCGGTGGCGTGCCAGTCAAGACGGAAGGCTACGGACTCAAACAAGCGGCACCAGTGACGCCCACCACGCCAGCCGCAGCCGCGACTTCCAAGTTGCGCGACCTCGCGCCGGAGCCGCCTATCGTCACCGCCGGAATGCCGAACCCGAACACCACGCCGAATTCCCCCGTCCCGACTCCCCGCCCATCGTGGAGCAATGCAACCGGAGTGTTGCCGACCGCTGCCGCGTCGAGCGTAACGACACCTACCACATTGACTCCGATTGGCGAGCCTCAGTCAGCCTTGAAAGCGGCCATGCCTTCAATGTCGCCAGCGGACGCTAAAGGTATTTCCAACCCTAATGTGACGCTCAAGAAGTCAGTCGAAAGCGGGCTTGATGCCGCCGGGAAAGCAATGGCAAAACAAAAGCCGACCGGCCCAGCTTTCGGTTCTCAGACGCCAAGGGTAGCCAAGAAAAAGCCGCTCTACGATCTCGGTCCCAACTTCGAGGATTCATGGGCTCAAAAGCTCGGCAACGCGCTGAGTTACTAACCAGCGACCGCCATCCCGTGTGTCTTGTCCTTCGCGTATCGGGCTATCCTGACAGTCTGGCCGCGCACCACGAATAATCCGGCGAGCGGATACCAGTCGATACGGTCCCCAAGGATGGCCTCGAAGTTGGTGCCTGAATCCACGTCGCAAACCACGTCAATCAGAGACTTTGGATGATCGGTCACGAATGCGAATCGGACTTGCTTTTCATCCTCGGTGACTTCCATCATGTCAAGGACGGCGGGGACTTTCGGGGGCTTCATGGCTTTTGATTTCGATCCTGATCGGTTCATCCGCTGGCTTCAATTCGACTCTCCGCTTGCCGCCAAACAAGGGGATTCTTTGGATGATCCTGACTCTTCCGGGTTTGGGGAATGTTCGCATGGGAATGTGATTTTCGGGAGTTGGTCCAAGACTGGCGCATAGGTATCGGACAAGTGAAGGAACGCATAGCGGACATTCTCCCGCACCGTGGACGATTTCTTGCCGAACGCCTTGCCGATTTGCTCATAGGACAATCCCTGTTCGTTCAGGTGATACATTGCAAGGCGTCTGGCGATAATGTTCGGATGGCCCGCCTTGAGCGGGGAATTTATCATATCGTCCCATGAAACATCCATGGCAACGCAACATTGCCATATCACGTCCGCGATTTGTTTTGAGAGGGGCTTCGGTTTCATAGCGGCAGGTATTGGGATAGTTGTTGGTGGGCTTTTTCGAGTTCTCTTGAAAGGTCTTCGATGGTTTCAAGCAGGCATCCCGATGGAGTGAATTCGTCAAGATACTTGGCGGCGTCGATCAGTTGCTTCCATCCGGGAATGACTGGCGGCTTAGCCTCGCGCTTCTTGCGCAGCTTCACAGGCGCGTCAGGCTTGCGGTTCATGTTTGAAAGCACCCCGGCCTCGCCCTCGCTCGAAATCAGGTCGATGCGCACGGGTTTTTTCTGGCCGAAACGCCAGCACCGCCGGACGGCCTGATAGTATTGCTCGAAGCTGTGCGACGGGAAAAACGTCTCATGCGAACAATGCTGCCAGTTCAAACCATAACCGGCGATGACGGGCTTGCTTACCAGCACGCGGATCTTGCCGGACGCGAACGCGTCAAATGTTTCCTCTTTGAATTCGTCGCTGTCGTTTCCGTCAACCTCCACGGCGTCGGGAATCATCTTTTCAAGCATCTTCCCCTCGTCATTCAGGGCACACCATGCAACGGCGGGTTTGCCGCTTTTGTTAATCAGGTCTGCCGCCATCTCGCACCGCTCTTCAATCGTGCGCCTGCGTTCCGACCGTTGTTCGGCCAATCCTACGGCCGGCATGTCGAAAAGGAATTCTTCGTTAGGCGAACGCGCCTTGATGATATGTTCCACCGTGCGGAGTTCCGGCAAAACGAATCCATCGTTGGGAAACCCGATGTCGGACGGCTTGCGGACAGCCCGCGCCCATGAGCAAACCCAGCGCCAAAAATCATGTTCCGCGTGTCCACGGAAACGGAATTTAGCGGATTCGTTACTCACTCCTCGCTGTCCGCGCATTGATGGATGAAGTGAGTTCTGTGCGTTCTTAAAAAACCGTCCAAGCATGTCCATGTATCCGAGATTCCCCAAAGCCTCGCTCGACGTGCCAAGCTCGATGTAATCATTAGGTGCGGCGGTAGCGGTGCAAAGCAATCGGTATTCGATCTTCTTCATGAACTCGGTGATCGCCTGCTTGATCGCGCCGTCAAAGTTTTTCAAAACGCTCGACTCGTCACACACTACCCTTCCGAACGTCTTCCAATCGAACTTGTGAAGCTGCTGGTAATTGGTGATGACGATCTTTGAATTGATAGAACCATCCCTGGATTGCTTGCACTCGATCCAAAACTTATCACCCTCTCGAACCGTCTGAGATCCCACCGCCAGAGGAGTCAGAATCAAAACAGGCTTGTTGGTTTTCATCACCACGTTTTGCGCCCAAACAAGTTGCATCGGAGTTTTTCCCAACCCGCAATCTGCGAAGATGGCGGCGCGGCCTTTGCGGATTGCCCATTCGACAAGCGACCGTTGGAACGGGAATAGGAAATCCGGCATCCATAGCGGTTCAAAGCCTGACTCCCCGCCAATTTGTGATTTGCGTTCGATGAATTCTTCGTAGTTCATATTTTCAATCTTCGTTCGATGTCTTCCGCCAGTTCTTGCGGTGATTGATAGGTTGTCGTCTCATCTTGTCTCGCCGCGTTCTCAAAGCGTGTCAGTGAGTCGATGAACACCAGCGGCACCATGCCGGTTGACCCATTGCGGTTCTTGGCGATAATGAATTCAGACTCACCGCCAAGCTGCGCCTTCTGGTCATCGTTCTTGGCGTAGTAGCCTGGGCGGTAGAGCAATCCCACAATGTCGGCGTCCTGCTCGATTGCTCCTGATTCGCGCAAATCAGACAAGCGCGGTTTTCCAACATCCTTCCCCGTCCGATTCTCCGGTCCACGGTTCAACTGAGCAAGAATGATGATTGGTATGCCAAGCTCCTTGGCTAGATTCTTAACTCCACCGGATATTTCCGCAACCTCGCGTTCACGACTCCCCTGCGCCTGCTTGGACACGCTCTTCATGAGTTGAAGGTAATCAATGCCGATGAGTTGCAGCCCATGCTTCTTGTGCATCCTCCGCGCTTTAGCGCGTAGCTGGTGGATCGTGATGCCGTGTTGGTCGTCAATATGGAGTTTGGACTCTCCTATCTCCATCAGTGACCGTTGCATCCTCTCCAACTCTCCCCGTGTATGGACGTAACCCGGCTTCGCCATCGTCGCCGTCCATCGGGCGCGGGACATTCCAAGCCTTAGCGTCAATTGCTGATAGGTCATTTCCAGACTGAAAAACATTCCCGACTCGCCTCGGTCGATGCAGATTTTTTCCATCATATTCAAAAGCAGGGCCGTCTTGCCCATGCTTGGCCTTGCCGCGATAATCGTTACCTCACCCGGCTTTAAGGTTACTCCCATCGCATCCATATCTCGGTATCCGGTGGATATTCCTTCAATCGCACGTTCGCCTGACATCCTCTGTTGGAGATCAACCGCGAACTCTTCCACCATCCGCTTGATTGGAACGTCAACTGCCGTCTCAATCGCGTTCCTGATTCCCATGAACCGGGATTCGACGGAATCAAGAAGCTCCATCACCTCGCCGGGAGAATCATAGGCTTCGGAAATCGTCTCATTGGCATTCTGGATCATCAGCCTTAACACATACTTTTCCCGCACCTTTTCAAGATGCTGCTCGAAGTGACCGGCACTCGGGGCGTAGGTGTAGATGTCGCTGAGTGTCGCCGGCCCCCCCACACGGTCAAGGTCGCCGTGGTCAAGCAAGTCCTGAATGAGCGACACAAGCTCGACCTGCTTTCCAGAGTCATGGATTTTGACCAGCCATCCGAAAAGGATTTGATGCCCCGGCATGTAGAAGTGATCCGCAGAAAAACCTTTCTCCATCGCCAATCCGACCATGTCGGGGATTTGGAGCATGGAGCTTAAAATAGACTTCTCCGGCCCTAGCGCGTGCGGCAACGCTCTTGTCACATCGTCGGCCATTTCGGGGGGTGATAGCAGGTCGATCATTACTGGTTTTCCTTGGGAAATTCTTTAGATTTGGTTGGGATGTCGTGTATCATTTCGGGGAACTTCTGGAGAGTGGGTTAATAAAACTGTTCTCCCAATCACCGGAGCCGCCATCGTAGCAGCCACACGGAACGGCGTCGGGGAGTTCATCGAAGAGTTTCATTTGTGCATCGTCGGCTTTCACAAGGTCTTCCCACTTCCAGTGACGCCCCAACCCTTTCGCTGTCGTCACCGCGCTCGCTCCACGCTCCATTTCCACGGCGCGCGCGAACAGGTCGGGGTGGCTTTTCGCCAGGGCGATCACTTCGGATTTCCGCGAGGCTGGGCAGAAGAAGCAGGCGGACTTTCCGGGACGGAAGCCAACGGCTTCCACGACGGCCACGCATTCGCGTCGCCGCCAGCCCCATTCCACCAGCGGATAGGCGACCATGAAGCGGTCATCATCGAAGCCTTTGACGCGGTGCTTTTCTCCGGCGTCGTAGCCGATGAGCTTCACCACTTTTCCGCCCGCTGCCCACACGTCGAGAGCGGGTTGCCATTGTTTCAGGTATCGCTCTTGCGGGCGCAGTTTGTATTTGTCGGAGCATGACCGGAAGCCGAAGGCCAGAGAAGGCAGCGTTCCGGCTTCGCGCACTTCGCTTTCCAGCGTCCGCCGCTCGTCTCTGACGGTTATCACTGGCGGCATTCCACGATCCAGCAGCCACTCGCTGAACTCTTCCACGAAGCGGATTGTTTCGGGCAGTTCGCCGCCAGTGTCCGCGAACGTGATGAGGTCGGGAACCACTCCGCGCCGTTGCATTTCGATGAGCATTGCCGCGCTATTTGTTCCGCCTCCGAAGCTCACCACTACCGGCCAAGAAGAGGGAGAACAAGACGGTGATGCCAATCCCGAGGGCGGCGATGTTGGTTCTGTAATCATAGCTTTTTTCCGCCCTCGGGATGGCATACCTCTACGTTAGGGCGCATAGCGAGCGTCCATTGTTCGGCCATAGCTTCCGCGATTCCGGGGAAGGTCTTGCTGCGTGTCTTCCCTCCGCGGTCAGGGTCTTTCCACGCTCGACAGTACCATTCCGGCATTTGTCGCCCGCTCGCAAATTTGTGCATCTGTCCTTTGCCTACATGAGTTTTCTTCGCAAACCAGTCGTCTTTGGCAGCGTGTTGCAGGAGCGGCAGATTTTTCAGCCAGAGGCACGTTGTTTTTTGCGCCTCGTCTCCGAAGTAGTACGGCTGGATTATCTGGTCGGGTACTCTCCATACGCTGCTCATTATCCCTACCGGGTTCTCTATACAGATTCGGGAGATTGGGGCGCGTGCGAACGCCATAAAGAGGTCGATGCCTTGTTGCTGCCTGCCGTCAGCGCGTTTCTTGGCGAAGTGTTTTGCCCCGCTTACGCAGAGGTGTGTGCATGGCGGGTGTGCGATCATCGCATCCCAGGCGTAGTCTAGGATTTCTCGCACGTCTCCTTGGTAGTGCATTCCCGGTGATTCGGTCGGCAGCAAGTCGGCAGACCAAGCTTCCCACCCGCGTTTTGAGAAGGCATCCCGCACGCTGCCGCTATATTCGCACGCCACAAGGATGCGCCCTAACAACGGAGTCGAGCGAATGCCATCCGCGTTTCCGGCTGGGGTGACAGCGAGCTTTTGGGGCGCGGCTGTCATCGCTCACTCCGACCGTTCGGTAGATTGATTTGTGTTAGTGTTCATACAAATTCCGGCTTTCTAGTAAGGATACTGCAATGAGGATCAAAAACATTCAGGATGTCCGGGAGATACTTTTTCGATCCTTTCGGACAAGTCCACTTGACGACAATCCCCAGCTCATGCGCGAGATCGCGGCTGATTGATCCCTGCGGTTCAACCAGTTCCTTCGACCGGAGGGCCTCTGAATAGGCGTCAACGAATTGCTGCCAGCGGGGCCATGAGTGAGTCACGGGAATCGCGTAGGTTATTCCAGGATCGTTGACTCTGGCGCTGCGGCGTTCGTTGAAGTGGATGACTAAAAAGCTGAGTGCACCGAAAGATGATCTTTCCAAAAGGTGTTGAACCTGCTTCGGTTTGAGAGTCTTTTTCTCCATCGGGAACGATGCTTGTGAGCATGTTTTGGCTTCAATTAGCCATTGCCTTCCGCCGTAAAGGCATCCCTCAAGGTCTGGAAGAGAGGTTATCGGAGTCCATTTGCCATCCACAAAGCTTGCCATCACTCCGTAGCGGCTTCCTGTCAGTGTACCTTCACGCTTGCAACGCGCAATGGAATCCAAAAGGAGTTGTTCAAAATCCTTGCCTGACAGGGTAGCCGGGACGGGTGACATGGATCAGGCTTTCTTTCCTTTCTTTTCCTGCACCGGGAAGTCAAGCAGATCAGCCGCGCCCTTTTGAGCAAGCGCATTCAGACCTTTCTTGGTTTCATCGAAGTTGAGAAGCTGCTGGCTGCGCTCGCCGCCGATGTAGCGGCTGATTTCGATCAGCGCCAACTCGACAAGGCGAACGTGAGCGTCTTTCATTTCACGGCTGCCGGACTCGCCATCGCTCGGCATGTCGATTCTCACGAACGGCGTGTCGATCTTGTGAAGCTCGCCGCCAGTCATGTCGATGACCTTCGTGAACTTCATCTTGACGCTGCGCATTCCGGCCTTGGTGTGGCACAAGCTGATTTTGTAAACGCTCAACCCATCACCGTAGGATGGCGGGAAACCCATGATGGCGCAAACCACCGGATTCAGGTTGGCGAACGATGTTCCGAGTTCCGCAAGCGGGGCCTCGGGGCATTTCTCCGATTTCTCGGTTTCGCTATCCTTGCCGTCGTTGATGAGGTAGGTATAACAGATGTGTTTCTTGTCGATTGTCAGGTTCAGTATTTTCATGGTGTTGGTTTGGGAGATCAGTAACGCTTCCGGCAGTTGGAGCAAACCTTTGTGCCGTTTGGAAGCGTGTTGACAGGTGAATAGCAATCCCGGCAGATGCCGAAGAAAGCGAGAAACTTGCCCCAGTAGTATCGGAGTTTGTATTTCATGCGGCTTTGATGTTCGATTCGATTCTCTTGCGCCAAGCCATCCACCGTTCGTTGACGGCTTCCGCCTGACACCGGTATTCATCACAGAGGCGGACCAACCCGCATTCAAGGTCATCGGTGAAACTGTCACGCTCCACCACGACATGAAGCGGCTCCATGCGCGGATGATAGCACCAGAAATGCCAGGCGTTGTAGCCGGTGACGATCAGCGAATGGTGAATCTGGCACTTGTATTCG